GACAGAAGATTAGTTACATCTATTGATGTCTATGAAAGTGACTTTGGAACACTCCAAGTTGCTCCTAATAGATTCATTAGAGGTGCTAACTCAACTGCTGCTAAAAAAGGTCAAGATGCTCTAATCTTAGAGATGGACTACTTTGCAGTGGCTTTCTTAAGAGATTTCAGTTTACAGAATCCTGCACAGACTGCTGATGCAGACCAAAGATTCATGGTAGCTGAATACACTCTTGAGTCAAGAAACGAAAAAGCTAGTGGTGCTGTTTACGATTTAACAACATCATAATCTTAATTGTGATAGGGGGTGTAACCTTTAAAAACTACATCCCCATCACTTAACCAATGTTGAAGTCTTAGTAAGGTTATAGGCGGAACAACAAACGGAGAAAAAAAATGAGAACACTAAACGATTATTTTTTATATGGAGTAATTGATGATGTATCTACTGCTTCTACAGTAAGAGTAGCTGTACCAGATGCTGGTAAAGTTATTAAAATATCTACTGTATTAGGCGGAACAATCGCAACTGCAAATGCTACTGTGACTGCAAAAATTGGAACTACTAATATGACTGGTGGTGCAATAACTGTAGCTCACTCTGGGTCTGCTGCTGGTGATATAGATACAGCAGAACCAACTGCTGCAAATAATGTTGTTGAAGGCGATTTTATTGCTTTAGCAACTGATGGTGCATCTACAAATACACATACTTTACACTTTACAATAGTTGTAAGAAGATAGTAATAATACTTGGGGGTTCATGCCTAGCGGAAGTTCCCCCATAACAAATAGGAGAAAAAAATATGAGCTTTAATTATGCTTTAAGACCTACAGTAATAAACAATATAACTATGGCAGGTGGTGGAACAACTGCATCAGTACAATCTAGTGCTTTTGGTTCACAAACAGAATATGTTAGATTAGTTTCAGCAGTAGATTTTTTTGTTGATTTTGGAGTAAATCCAACTGCAACCGCAGCAAAAATTTTAATAACTGCCGACCAACCTGAAATATTCAAAGTTAGTCCAGGTGAAAAGATTGCTGGGTTAAATGCAACAAATAGTGCAGTTCTTTATGTTACTGAAATGAGTGCTTAGTGGCTAAAAAAAGACCTCTTTTCGGTGTTTCAAATTATGTAAAACGCACTAGAAAAAAAAGACCTGGTCGTCATACAAAAAACATAAGCAAAAGAATACCAAGAAGAAAAAAATATAGAGGACAAGGTAGATGAAAGATATTGTTACAAATGGTTTACAGCAAACTACTTATTCTAAAGATGACATGGAGAAAAAAATTGTCATTAAAGAACAAGTCAATATAAACCCACACCTTCAACACAATAAAGCTCTATACAATCATAATGATGGTTATTCAAAATCAAGAGAACTTAAAAGAGTAGCTTCTATACCTACTATTGCATTATCTGTATGGGCAAAACAATATAATGGTGATAGTAATTGGTTTGGACTACCAAAAGAAGTTCAAAAGCAAATATTAAAAGAAAAACTAAATAGTAGTGAGTTTAGGTATTTCAGAACAGCAGAAGGAAAATTATAATGGCTTTATCAACTTACGCAGAATTACAAACATCTATAGCAAACTGGTTAAACAGATCAGATTTATCAACTGAAATAACAGGTGATTTTATAGTTCTTACAGAAAAAGATATTAATTCAAAATTAAGAATAAGAAAAATGATTTCAGAAACATCTATAACTATTGATGCTGAAACAGAAGATTTACCTACAGGATTTTTACAAGTAAGAGATTTTTTTATTACAGAAGGTGGAACTAAACATTCACTAACCTATATGACTCCAGTGCAAATGGATCAAATAAAAGGTTCATCTACTTCAGGTATGCCAGAAGTTTATACTATTCTTGGAGATAAATTTAGATTTGCTCCTATACCTTCTGCTAGTTATGCAGGAACTTTAAATTTTTACAAAGCTTTTGATCCCTTATCAGATAGCAATACATCAAATTTTATTCTAGCAAGTCATCCTGCAATTTATTTATATGGTTCGCTTTATCATGCCGCTAATTTTTTAGGTGGAGTTGAACCTGCAAGATTAGCTCAATGGCAAGGTATGTACACAACTGCACTTGAGAGATTAGAAAGAAATGATAGAGAAGATCAGTATAGTGGTTCACCATTACAAATAAGATCAGATGTAACAGTGTCAGCTCCTTTTTCAGATCATACAAAAGTAACAAACAACAATACTTAGGATTATAATGCAACTACCCTTTGGCGAATGGCTACCAGATCAACCTGAATATTTAAATCCTGGTGCTACAACAGCAAACAATGTTTATTATGCACAAAACTCTTACAAAAGATTTCCTTCATTAGTAAATTATTCTACAAACAATATTGGTGCAGACAGTAGAGGTGCTGGTTCATTTAGAAATAATTCAGGTAATGTATTTAATTTTGTAGCAAAAAATACAGACATTTATCAATTAGATGGTGGAACATTTACTTCAAGAAAAGGATCATTAACAGGTGGTAACACAGATTATTTTACTTTCACACAATTTGGTAATTACGTTATAGCAAGTAATGGTGTTGATGCACCTCAATATTATTTAATGGGTACTTCAACTAATTTTGCTAATCTATCAGGTATAGCAACATCAGGAAGTGTACCAACATTTAGAGTATCAGGTGTAGTTAGAGATTTTTTAGTTACAGGTAATCAACCTACAAATCAAAATAGAATACAATGGTCAGGTATTAATGATATTGCTACTTGGCAATCAGGAACTAAACAAGCTGACCAACAAGATTTGCCAGGTTCAGGTGGTGAGATAGTACACATAACTTCAGGTGAGATTGGTTATGTCTTTAGACAAAATCAAATTATCAGAATGGACTATGTGGGTGGTGCAACAATATTTAGATTATCAGTTATATCTCCAAACAGAGGTGCAGTTTATGGTAGAACAGTTTGTCAAGATAATAGAAGGGTATTCTTTTATGCTGATGATGGTTTTTTTGAAATTAATGGTGATAATGTTATTGCTATTGGTGCAGAAAAAGTAAATAGATTTTTTGATGTAGATTTAAACAAAGCATTTTCTGATAGAATATGTGCTGCTGTTGATCCATTTAATCAGTTGGCTATGTGGTTATATCCATCTGCATCAGATACAGCTAACACAACAGGTATTTGTGATAAAATATTAATCTATAATTATGCTACACAAAAATGGTCAACGGCTGATGCTAGTGCTAGTACCATATTCTCACAGTTTGTAGGTGCTTATACAGTGGAGCTTATGGATATTATTTCAGAAAACCTAGACCAAATAAATATAGCTTTAGACACAGACTTTTGGTCAGGAGGTCAAAGATATTTAGGAGCAATAGATAACAATTTTAAGGCAGCTATATTTTCAGGTACAGAAAATCAAGGAACTATAGAAACTAGAGAATTAGAGTTGTTTCCAGGACATAGAAGTAGTATAACAAATGTAAGACCAATAGTTGATGCTACAGCTACTGTAACCATAAAAAGCAAGGAAAGATTGTCTGATGATCCTACTGAATCTACATCTTCAAGTATGGTAACAAGTGGTGATAATCCTGTAAGACAATCTGGTAGATATTTTAGGATTAAAGTCGTAACTCCATCTGGTTCAGTTTGGACTCATGCACAAGGGGTTGATTTAATAGCATCAAGAATAGGTTTAAGATGACGGACAAAACTGATATAGACAATGTTAGATATAGTTTTGAAACTCAAGAGTTTTTTCAAAGACAAATTGAAGAAGCTATAAACACATTAATAAACGAAAAAAACAAAGAGAATAATAAAATCTTTGCATGGTTTATAGGAGATTAAATGCCAACTAATATTAAAGATTATTCAACAACCCAAGCAAGTAACACAACATTAAATAGTATTTCAGTAGCAGAAGGAATGTTACCTTCTAATCTTAACAATGCCATTAGAGCATTGATGAAGAACACTAGAGATTGGTTTAATGATGCACAATGGATTGAGTATGGAGATGGTGATGCTACATACACAGCAGCTTATGTTAGTGGAACTGCATTTACAATTAATGGTGCAGATGTTACTGCAATTTATCATGCAGGTAGAAGAATTAAAATTACAGATACGGCTGCAACACTTTACGGAACTATTGCAAGTACATCATTTTCTACAAATACAACAGTTAATGTAACTTGGGATTCAGGTTCTTTAACATCAGGTGCATTGAACAATGTTTACATTGGTGCATTATCAAAAACAAATGATTCTATTCCAACAGGAATATCTGCTGAAAAAATTGCAAATGGAACAATATCAGATGCAGAGTTTCAATATTTAAATGGTGTAACATCAGCAATACAAACTCAATTAGATGCAAAAGCAGCAGCTATAACTGGTGGTGCATCAACAATAGCTACATCAGACTTAACTGCATCAAGAGCTTTAGCTTCAAATTCATCAGGCAAAGTTGCAGTATCATCTGTAACATCAACTGAACTTGGTTATGTTTCAGGTGTTTCCTCTGCAATACAAACACAGTTAGATGCAAAAAATGTAAAAGCAAATAATTTAAGTGATGTTGCTTCAGCTTCAACAGCAAGAACAAATTTAGGTTTAGCAATAGGATCAGATGTTCAAGCATTTGATGCACAGTTATCTGATATTGCAGGACTAACTCCTACAGATAGTAATTTTATTGTAGGTGATGGTTCTAATTTTGTAACAGAAACAGGAGCTACTGCTAGAACATCTTTAGGTTTAGGAAGTATTGCAACACAAGCAGCAAATAGTGTTGCTATAACAGGTGGAGCTATAAGTGGTATGTCTGCACCATCTGGTGCTACAGATGTAGCAATCAAAAGTTACGTTGATGATTTAGTAGCAGGATTAAAAACAAGAATTATTGTAAGAGCTGCAACAACAGCAAATGTTAATTTATCTAATGCTTTAGAAAATGGCGATACGTTAGATGGTATTTCATTAGCAACTGGTAATAAAGTTTTAGTTAAGAATCAATCAGATGCTACAGAAAATGGTATTTATGTTGTTCCAGCAAGTGGTGCAGCAAGTAGAGATTCAGATTTTAATACAGTAGATGAACTAGCAGGTCAGCTTGTTATTGTTCAAGAAGGTACAACAAACGAAGATACAATATTTTTATGCACAACTGACACAGGTGGAAGTATTGGTAGTGCTAATATAACTTTTTCACAAGTACAACCTCAGTTTACAGGTACTGTAAGTTCAGTAGCTGTAGCAGACTCAGGTTCATCAGAATTTACTGTGAGTGGATCACCAATTACTACTAGCGGAACGATTACACTTGCTGTAAATAGTATTAACGTAAGTAAAATAACAAATGCAGCTTCAAAAGGATTTGCAACTGCTATGGCAATAGCTTTATAAGGAGGACAAATGGCACAAGACTTTGAATCAGAGGGCGGTCAAATAACTAACTCAGCAACTACACTATTAACGGCTAATAGTGATGATGCTATTGTTGGATTAAGATTAGCTAACATCACAGCAAATGCTGTAACTGTTAGTGTCTTTATTTTAGAAGGCGGTTCTACAACAAGATACCTTGTTAAAGATTTAAGTTTACCTGCGGCAAGTTCAGTTGAACTTATTCAATCAGGATCGAAAGTTGTTATGCAGAACACAGATGTTTTAAAAGGTCAAGCATCTGCTGCATCAAGTGTAGATGTTTGGATTAGCAGAGTTGACTCAATTAGTACATAAGGAGAATAGATGAATATTTTTGGTCAAGAATATATTGGAGATAAACCAGCAACAGAAACTGTTTATCATCATGCAGGAACTTTAGATAAAAATATGGTATTAGAAAATGCTGTCCTTGCAGGACCAGTAACTTTTGTTAATACTGTAACAGTAACAGGAACGTTAGTAATAGTTTAATGAGTAAAATAAACGTAAATCAAGTTGATACACAATGCGGATCTACATTAACTTTAGGTTCGTCAGGTAAAACTGTAACACTTGCAAGTGGTGCATCTCAATCAGGTTTTGGTCGTACTGGAACTGTAGATTGGTGTACAACAGCTAAAACATCACCATTTACTGCTGTGTCAGGTAATGGCTATTTTGTAAACACTACAAGTGGAACAGTAACAGTTACTTTACCAGCTTCGCCTTCAGCAGGTGATATTGTAGCTATTCAAGATTATGCAAATACATCATCTTGCAACAAAATTACAGTCGGAAGAAATTCATCTAAAATAGATGGAGGATGTATAGATGCTAGTATAGTCACAAATGGTGAAAGTTTTACTTTAGTTTATGTAGATTCTACAGAAGGTTGGAAAACAGTTAACAATGCTAATAAACAAATTAATACAGTGTTATTTGTAACAGCTACAGGTGGAACAGTATCAACTTGTGGAGATTTTAAAATTCACACATTTACTTCTTCTGATAATTTCGTAGTTTCTTGCGCAGGAAATCCAGGAGGATCAGACACAGTAGATTATTTAGTAGTAGCAGGTGGAGGAGCAGGTTCTAATCAAACTTCTGTTAGTAATAATTTTTTATCAGGTGGTGGAGGTGGTGGTGGATATAGAGAATCTTCAGGTGCTGCTTCAGGTAGTTATACAAGATCCCCATTAGGAGCTTGTGTTGCAGCTTTACCAGTAACAGCACAAACTTATCCAGTAACAGTTGGTGGCGGTGCAGCAAGTGGTTCATTAAATGGAACTCCATCAGTTTTTTCAACAATAACTTCAACAGGTGGTGGTTCAGGTGGTGCAAATCCTACACCAGGAGTACCAGGAGATGGGCAACCTGGAGGATCAGGTGGCGGTGGTTTTTATGGAAGTCGTCCAGGAGGAAGTGGTAACACACCTCCAGTTAGTCCAGCTCAAGGCACAAATGGTGGAACTGGAGCAGGACCTACTACAAATGGTGGTGGAGGCGGTGGCGGAGCAACTGTTGCAGGTGCAAATGCAAGTTCAGGAGCAGGTGCTGGAGGTGCAGGAGCAACATCAGAAATTACAAATTCACCAGTTGTAAGGGCTGGTGGTGGCGGTGGTGGAAGTGGTTCAGGTGGAACAGGAGGTGCAGCTGGTTCTGGCGGTGGTGGAGCAGGAGGATCAGGACAAACCCCTAACCCAACACATGGAGCTGCAGGAACTGTTAACACAGGAGGTGGTGCTGGTGGAAGTAGTGATTATAGTGTAAGTGGTACTGCTGCGTCAGCAGGAGGATCAGGAATAGTTGTAATAAGATATAAGTTTCAATAGGTAAATTATGGCAAGTATAATTAAAACAGATAACATACAAAAAGTTTCAGACGATTCTAACATCATTAAAAAATGTGGATCAACAATTACAATAGGTTCTTGTGGAGCTTCTGTTGCTTTAGCATCAGGTGCAACACAGACAGGTTTCGGAAGAACAGGGACCGTTGATTGGTGTACTACAGCAAAGACAAGTCCTTTCACAGCAGTTAGCGGTGATGGATATTTTGTAAATACAACATCAGGAGCTGTTACAGTTACACTTCCTGCATCACCTTCAGCAGGTGATATAGTTTCATTAAAAGATTATGCTAACACTTGGGATACTAACAATGTAACTTTAGCAAACAATAGTTCAAAAATTAATGGAGTTTTGGGATGTGCAACTTTAAGCACAGAAGATCAATCAGTAACCTTAATTTATGTAGATAGCACTAAAGGTTGGAGAGTTGTTCAAGATTCAACATCAGATGTTAGTGGTAAAGCATTCATAGTAGCTACTGGTGGGACAGTTTTAACTTGTGGAGATTTTAAAACTCATGTTTTTACGGCAGATGGATGTTTTGCAGTAACAGCAGGTGGAGGTCCAGACGCTGTTATAGATTATTTTGTAGTAGGTGGTGGTGCAAGTGGTGGTGGAAATACAGCTTCAGGTTCAGGTGCTGGAGGAGGTGGTGCTGGTGGTTTTAGATTATCAAACAGCACAGTAAATAATATACCTGCACCAACAATGTCACCTTTAGCAAGTACAACAAATTTACCAGTATCAATTCAAACTTACCCTGTAACAGTAGGCGGAGGTGGAGCTGCTTTACCAGGTCCTTCAAGATCAGGTTATACATCAGGAAATAATGGCTCACCTTCAACTTTTAGTACAATTACTTCTGCAGGTGGTGGAGGAGGTAGTGGAGGTAATAAATGTACAGCAGACGCAGGAAATGGTGGATCAGGCGGTGGTGGAGGTTATAATGGCAGAGAACCAACTCAAGGTTTAGGAAATACACCACCAGTTTCTCCTCCACAAGGAAATAACGGAGGCAATAGTACTACAAATCAACCTTATGCGGCATCAGGTGGTGGTGGAGCAGGAGCAGCAGGAAGTCCAGCTCCTGGTAATTCTACAGGAGGAGCAGGAGGAGGTGGTAGTTATATTGCTGATGCAGTTTTTGGACCAACAGCACCAAGTTATGGTGCATCAAGTCCAACACCTAATACAAGAGCTTTTGCAGGTGGTGGTGGTGGATCAGGCGGATTAACTGTTGCAGGTTCTCACACAGGTGGTGGTGGTGGTTTTGGTGGTGGTGGTGCTGGTGGAAGTAATCCTTCTCCACAGTCAGGAGGAGATGGAACAACAAACACAGGATCAGGTGGTGGTGGTGCTACAGGAACAGCGATAAGTGGTGCAGGAGGATCAGGTTTTGTTGCAATAAGATACAAATTTCAATAGGATAAATTATGAGTACAATTAAAGTAAACACAGTAACAAAAAGAACAGGCAGCACACTTACATTAGGTGAGTCAGGCACAACAGTAACTTTAGCTTGTGGTGCTACACAAACAGGATTTGGTAGAACAGGAACAGTTGACTGGTGTACGACTGCCAAGACTTCACCTTTTACTGCAACAAGTGGTAAAGGATTTTTTATAAATACGACTAGCGGTGGGGTTACTGTAACACTTCCTTCATCTCCTTCAGCTGGTGATATAGTTTCAGTTTCAGATTATGCAAAAACTGCTGCTTGTAATGCCATTACAGTAGGCAGAGGTGGCTCAAAAATAGATGGGTTATGTGCAGATTTAACTTTAGAAACAGCTGGTATTGCGACGACTTTAGTATATGTGGATGGCACAAAAGGTTGGAAACCAGTTAATTCAAATGAAGTGGTAAATGAGCTTAAATATGTTACTGCAACAGGTGGAACAGTAACAACGTCAGGAGATTATAAAATTCATACTTTTTTAGCAGATGGACCTTTTAACGTAACTTGTGCTGGTTCACCATCAGGTTCAAGTAAAGTTTCTTATGTGGTTGTAGCTGGTGCTGGAAGTGGTGGTTTTGATGGTGGTGGAGGCGGTGGAGCAGGTGGTTATAGAGAAGGTAAATGTTCCTCTGATCCATATACTGCAAGTCCATTAGCTGCTACACCATGTTCAGGTTTATCAGTTCCAGTATCAAATTATACAATTACAGTAGGAGCTGGTGGTGCATTAGCTTGTGGTGCTGTCGGTAATTCAGGCACTAATTCAGTTTTTAGTTCAATAACATCAGCAGGTGGTGGAGGTGCTGGAAGTAATGCTTCACCTCCTACAGCAGGTATTGGTCTTAATGGCGGTTCAGGTGGTGGAGGTGCAAGAAAAGCACCTGGCGCAGCTGGCACAGGAAATACACCAAATGTAACTCCAGCGCAAGGAACTAATGGCGGTTCAGGTGGCCCACCAGGAGGAGGAGAAGGAAGTGGTGGAGGCGGAGGTGCAACAGCTGCAGGTGCACAAAATTCAGGCACTGGTCCTGCAGGTAATGGTGGAGCAGGTGCAACATCTTCAATTAATGGAACTCCAACAGCTAGAGCAGGTGGTGGAGGAGGTGGAGCAACACCAAGTCCGAACACAAAAGGATCAGGTGGAGCTGGTGGCGGAGGTAATGGTGTAGGTTGTGGAAATAATGATTCAGTTGCAGGAACTGTTAATACAGGTGGTGGCGGTGGAGGTGGAACTGGTGGTCCAGTACACAGCAATCCTTCTTTATTAAGTGGTAAAGCAGGTGGATCAGGAATAGTAATAATTAGGTATAAATTTCAAAATTAATGATTTTACATAAACTAAAAAATATAATATAAGGAGAACATTATGGCACATTACGCAAAACTAGGAGCAAACAATAAAGTTATAGCGGTTCATGTTGTAGCTGATACTGATTGTCAAAATGCTGATGGTATTGAAGATGAAGAAGTAGGCAGACAGTTTTTGGAAAGAATCCATAGCTGGCCTCTTTGGAAAAAAACATCTTACAATACACAAGGTGGACAACACAAGAATGGCGGAACACCTTTAAGAGGTAACTACGCAGGAATAGGTATGACTTATGATGAAGATAACGATATTTTCATTGGTAAGAAACCTTATGCTAGTTGGACATTAAATGTTGCAGAAGCAAGATGGCAATCACCAATCGGTGATGCTCCAGCTTT